GATTAGAGAAGTAAGAAAGAAACGACCAGATGTTTCTACTCCTCATGGTCTAACAGTTGTAGATGAATTTGAAGAATACTTCATGTACAATGAAAAAGGTGTCACTAATACGACATCTGGCGGTATTAAGATTGCCGTTGACGCAATCGCATTTGTACCATCAGGATTAATTGACCAAAATAAGAACCAAGTATTATCTTATTTACATAAGGCAATTAAACCAACCAATCAATTAAGAATGATTGAGGACTCGGCAGTTATTTACAGAATTGCTAGAGCACCTGAAAGAAGAATATTTAAGATTGATGTAGGTAATTTACCAAAAGTTAAAGCTGAACAATATCTACGAGATGTTATGGCAAGGTATAGAAATAAACTTGTCTATGACGCTAATACAGGTGAAATCAGAGACGACAGAAACTATATGTCTATGTTAGAAGATTTCTGGTTACCAAGTAGAGAGGGTGGTAGAGGTACAGATATATCTACACTACCAGGCGGACAAAACTTAGGTGAGATTGCAGACATTGAATACTTTAGAGCAAAACTTTATAGAAGTTTAAATGTACCAGTAAGTAGATTAGAAGGAAGTCAAGGTTTTAATCTTGGTCGTTCTACTGAAATTACAAGAGATGAACTTAAATTTACAAAGTTTGTTCAAAGATTAAGAAAGAAATTTACAGAATTATTTAACGACATACTAAAAACTCAATTGGTATTGAAGAAAATTATTGCTGAGGAAGATTGGCATAATGTCAAAGAAAACCTTAACTATGATTTTTTACAAGATGGTCACTTTGCAGAATTAAAAGATAGTGAATTATTATTGGAAAGATTGAGATTGGCAAATGAAATGCGTGATTATGTTGGTAAATATTTTTCTGTGGAATATGTACGAAAAAATGTACTAAAACAAAACGAGAGAGAAATAGAAGACATTGACAATCAAATTAAAAAAGAGATTGATGATGGTATTATTTCTGCTCCAACAGACGACTTAAATAATAAAATCTAGGAGGATTAGATGAGTGACGGTACTAATAAATTTATTGACGCTTTAGCAACTGGAGACAATGTTGCTGCTGGCGAGGCATTTAAGGACGCTTTAAGAAGTAAAGTGGCTGACAGTCTTGACGCTAAAAGACAAGAGATGGCAGGACACATTTTCAATCAAAACCCGGAAGTAAATAATGGTGCAACTGAATTTTCAGACGCTAAACCAAATGTTGCTGACCCGGCAGATGAGACAAGTAAGATGATTGATACTGACGGACACGAAATAGAGTTTACACCTAATGAGCCAAGTCAAGACCAATAATTATCTATCTAAAGGTATCGACACAGATACCTTTAGAGGGTTACCACCTTTACATAAAGAGGTGGTAAAGGACTTCTTCAAGACAGTTGAAGAAGAGAGTGGTGGTATTATTGATAGAGTTGAAGGAGCTATTGAGTTAGTTTCTGATAAACACAATGTCAATACAAGTATATTATATAATTACATAGAAAACGAGGTAGGAGCATAAACATGGCATGGGTCACAGTACCAAATTCTAATAGTATATGGCAATATGAAAATACTGCTACGGCAGCCAATACATATGCAGACGCCCCAGGTACATATTCAGGTGGTATTAGAACTTATACTACTCCTGGAACAGGACAAGTAAATAAAGTTTATGCAAGAACTAGAAAGACCGGCGAAACTATTGAGCGTGGTGAACTTTCTAAAGATTTTCTTGACGCAACACACATAGGATTTTAAATGGCTGATTTAATTACAACACAAACAATAGCAGATACATCTGGTGTTAAGTATGTTACCAAGATGACAAATTTTTCAGACGGCACAGGCGAGAGTTTAGTCACAAAGGTAGACGCAAGTACAACTACATTTATGAGTGAAGATGGTGAGAGAAAAATCAGTAAGATATGGTATTCAATTAACACTACCAATCAAAAGAGTGCGGTAGAGTTATTGTGGGCAGGAACTGGAGAGAACCAAACAGCAGTAATATTAAGTGGGAACGGCTATTGGGACTTTAGAGAAGCAGGTGATGAAGTAAAAAACAATGCTACTAGTGCGACTGGAGATTTACTCTTATCGACTAGGAACTTTGCTAACGGAGACAATTATACGATTATTGTAGAGTTTAGGTAATAAACCTTATAAATAGTACAATAGAGAGAGCAATAATGAAGTTAATATCAGAAGAAATATTAGACGCCGAAACTCTTACAGAAGAGAAAAACGGTAAGAAAGAACACAAAATTAAGGGTGTATTCCTACAATCGGAATTAAAAAACCGTAATGGTCGAGTGTACCCTAAAGCGATTTTAGAGAGAGAAGTAAATCGTTATAACAGAGAATTTATCAATAAGAGTAGAGCATTTGGTGAGTTAGGACATCCTGACGGACCAACTGTAAATCTTGAAAGAGTTTCACATATGATTACGAAACTCTATCCAGATGGTAATAATTTTATTGGTGAAGCAAAAATTATGGATACTCCTTACGGTAAGATTGTAAAAAGTCTTATAGATGAGGGCGCTCAATTGGGCGTTTCAAGTCGAGGTATGGGTTCCGTAATACAAAAGTCCACTGGAAACTATGTAAAGGACGATTTTTACCTAGCAACAGCGGCCGACATTGTGGCGGACCCTAGTGCTCCAGACGCTTTCGTAGAAGGCATTATGGAGAGTAAAGAGTGGGTTTGGGACAATGGCGTATTAGTAGAAAAGGATATTGAAGCATGGAAGAGAGAGATTGAGACTGCCAAAAGAGGGGCAATCGCAGAGGCTAAGGCGTCTGTGTTTAAAAAGTTTCTTCAAAATCTTTAATGTTATAAATATCTATTGAAAAACAAAAATAAAACATATGTTTTTAATTTTAAAAGGGAGAATTCTCAATGGCCGATACAGAAACAAAAATTGAGGCGTTAGAACAAGAAGCGGTAGCTGAGGCAAATGCTCAAGCGGACGCTCCCAAGAAGAATGCTGTAGCGGCTGAAACTTCTCACATTGCTAAAATGAACAATGCTGAAGATTTAGGTCCAGCGGTAGTTAAACCTACTGACAGTAATCCTGACGCAACTAAAAAATCAAAGAAAGTTTCTGACGAAATTAGTGCAACGGCTGATAAGGGCGGTTCACCAGACACAGCAGGTAATCCAGATACGGATGCCGGTGTGACTAAGGTGGCTCATCCAGGTCAAAGTGCTAAAGTCGAAGAAACTAGCTCAGAGGATAAAGACGCTGTAAACGAAGGCGAAATGCCAGCTGGATTGAAAAAATATCTTGACAAAAAAGATGACAAGAAATCTGCTGACGAAGACAAGAAAGAAGACGAAAAGGAAGGATACAAAATGAAGAAAGAAACTTTAGATGTATCTGACCATGTTGAAGCTCTTGTTGCCGGCGAAGCTGATTTATCGGAAGAGTTTAAAACAAAAGCTGCAACTGTTTTTGAAGCTGCTTTGAAATCAAAAATCAAAGAAATTGCTGAAGAAATGGAAACAGACTATAACACTAAATTTGAAGACGAGAGCGCTAAAGTTAAAGCCGAACTAGTTGAAAAAGTGGATTCATACTTGAACTATGTAGTTGAAGAGTGGATGAAAGACAACGAAGTTGCTTTAGAAAGAGGAATCAAAGGCGAGATTGCTGAAGATTTCATCTCTGGTCTAAAAAAACTATTCGAAGACCACTACATTGATGTACCGGACGACAAGTACAATGTACTTGAAGACCAAGCTTCTAAAATTGAAGAATTAGAGAAGAAACTCAATGAAGAGGTAGAGAAGAATGTTAATTTGTCAAAAGACAATGGCGAACAAACTAGAAAATCTATTGTTGCTGAAACAGCAGATAGTTTGACAGATGTTCAAAAGGAAAAGTTTGCTAAGTTAACCGAAGAAATTGAGTATTCAAATGCTGAAGACTTTAAAACAAAGGTAGAAACTGTTAAGGAATCTTACTTTGCTGACAAGGCGAAAGCAGATGAACAATTAGATAATGTGGCGGCTGCAGGTGAGACTTCTAACGAAGACTTATCGAATGCTATGGCTGCTTACGCTGCCGCTATAAGCAAAACAAAAGATATTAAGATATCTTAGGTTTAAACAATAAAGGGAGAAAAAAACATGTATCTTTCAGAAACACATGAAAAAAAATGGCAGCCTGTACTGGAGCATCCAGATTTACCAGAAATCAAGGATTCTTACAGACGAGCCGTCACATCAGTTATCTTGGAAAACCAGGAAGCTGCTTTAAAAGAAGACGCTAGTTTTCTTAACGAAGCTGCTCCAACCAACTCAACTGGTTCTGGTGTTGCTAATTGGGATCCAATCCTAATTTCTTTAGTTAGAAGAGCAATGCCAAATCTTATTGCATACGATATCGCAGGTGTACAACCTATGACTGGTCCAACTGGACTTATCTTTGCAATGAGAAGTAGATATACTTCACAAACAGGCGCAGAAGCTATGTTTGACGAAGCAGACACAGACTTTTCAGGTCGAAACGCTGCTGGTTCAAGCACAGATGGTTTCTCTGCTACTGCTAATTCAGGTACTAACCCAGCTGTCTTAAATGACGGTTCACCAGGAACTTATACAACTGGTGGAGCAATGACTACAGCTGCTGCTGAAGCATTGGGTGATGATAGCGGAAACCAATTTGCTGAAATGGCATTCTCAATCGAGAAATCGACTGTGACTGCTAAATCAAGAGCTCTTAAAGCTGAGTACACAATGGAACTCGCTCAAGACCTTAAAGCAATCCATGGTTTGGACGCTGAAACTGAACTTGCAAATATCTTATCTGCTGAAATCCTTGCGGAAATCAACAGAGAAGTTGTAAGAACAATCTACACAAACGCTGAAAAAGGCGCACAAACTGGTAATGTCACAACTGCTGGTATCTTTGATTTAGATACTGATTCCAACGGTCGTTGGTCGGTTGAGAGATTTAAAGGTTTGATGTTCCAAGTAGAGAGAGACGCTAACAGAATTGCACAAAGAACAAGAAGAGGAAAAGGTAACATTATTATCTGTTCTTCAGATGTTGCTAGTGCGCTTCAAATGGCTGGTGTTCTTGACTACACTCCGGCGTTAAACAATAATCTTAATGTTGATGACACAGGCAATACTTTCGCAGGTGTTCTTAACGGCAGATACAAAGTATACATTGACCCGTATAGTGCAAACAGCTCAGCTAAACAATACTACATTGTTGGTTACAAAGGTACTTCACCTTATGACGCTGGTATGTTCTATTGCCCATATGTTCCACTACAAATGGTGAGAGCAGTTGGTCAAGATACTTTCCAACCAAAAATTGGTTTCAAGACTAGATATGGTCTTGTTGCTAACCCATTTGCTGAAACTGGTGCCGCTTCAGGCGCAGTCACTCCAGTAAACGGTGCTGGTTCTGCTAATGCTAACAGATACTACCAAAGAGTGCAAATCGCAAACTTAATGTAATATCAGTTTGGTATTATACCAACATTTGAAAAGGGCGGCCGTAAAAAGTCGCCCTTTTTTTTGGCCTTCCTCCAGGATGGATAAATAATAGTATGAGTACAACAAACGCATACGACAGACAACCAACTAAAACAGATTACGCTGACCCTACCAAGTTTAAGTTTAGTATTCTTAAACTACCAAAGGTCGAGTATTTTTGCACGGCTGTAAATATACCAGGTATTGCAGTTGCAACAAAAGTACAACAGTCACCATTGGCAGACATACCTCTACCAGGTGAAAAGGTTAACTTTTCTGATTTAGAGATGACCTTTATGGTTGATGAGAATTTAGAAAACTATAAAGAAATTCATGGTTGGTTAATGGGTATTGGTTTCCCAAAAGATTACAACCAATCAAGAGAGGCCTTAGGAGCAGGAGCTGATAGATTTCCTACTTCTACTGGTGCAAATTTAACAAGTGACGGAGGCAAAACACCATATGGACCAACATCAATAGGTGCTTTGTTTTCAGACGCAACACTAACTATATTATCAAGTAAAAACAACGCCGTTCAAGAAGTTAGATTTTCAGATATGTTTCCTACATCTCTGACAGGTCTGTCATATAATCAACAAGCGACAGATGTACAATATCTAACAGCAAGTGTTGTTTTCTCATATAAAATTTACGAGTTTGCTAATGTAAACTCATCAGCCACAACGATAGTTTCTTCTTAAAAACTTCGTTAAAAGCTTTACATTTTAAGGGTTTTATGATATATTATTACTACAACTGGAGATATTATGACATTAGAAGAACTACAAGAAAAGATTGAGAAAGACATAAAACTAAATGATACTGAACTAGACCTGGAATCATTAAAGACACCTCAATTACATAACAAATACATGAAAGAACTTAATAACTTTAAACTGTTATTGAGTAGAGCGGAGGCCGACTTGGCAACTGTAAAAAGAGACAAGTGGGAATACTACACAGGTAAATCTGACCCACAAGTATATATTGACAAACCATTTAACTTAAAAATTCTTAAGCAAGATGTTGACCAATACATACACGCAGATGAAGACTATATAAAAGCAAAACAAAAAGTCGATTATCTAGGAACAATAACAGATTATCTTGACAAAATAATAAGACAGATTTCAAATAGGACATTCACTATAAAAAATGCCATAGATTGGCGAAAGTTTACTAGTGG